TCCTGGCTGTTTATTTACTGGAAGTTCTTTTAATGTTACACGATCAGCAAGATCTTTCACATATTGATCTATACTGGAATCAATACTTGCTTTAAGCCCAGTAATTACAATATAAGGTAAAATCTGTTCTTTTTCTATGTTTGTTCCTGTATTCATTTGTTCGTCATCAGAGATTACGCTCCCCTCGTCGTTTTCACCGTATTGTCTATTCTCATGACTACTTCCTTCTTTTGAAAGAACCACAGCCACCGCTGCAGTCGCTATAGATGATTCCCGGGAGTGTTTATCTGATAACCCTGGTTTTGGTTCATCTTTTACTTTTGCTAATAGCCGTAATGGCTGTAATGGTGGTGGTGGTGGTGGTAATAATGGAGGTGGTGCTGGAGGTAGTGCTGGAGGTAATACTAAAATTGGTTGCATACTATGAATAGAATGCGTATAATAACTATATACTCATTCTATTTTTCTTTTGCGATTCATTCGCATACCACGCGTCATTTTGCATACTCCCACATCATTTTGCACCTCCGACTTTTGCAGGTTGTGATGATTCAAACGTGTCATCTTTGAACAACTGATGATACTTCACCAGTTCTAAATGGTCTGTTTCTTCTTTTTCTTTCTTTGCCTTTTCTAATGTATGAAGTGCATTACTGATCTCTAAATCCGTGACTTTCTTCTCGGGTCCATGTTTTTCTGGTACCATTGTATGCAAGTCTCTAAACTTGGAAGGGACCAAGCAATACTTACTATCGACATTCATAAGATGATCTACAACAATTGTAAAACAAGCAGTAATCACAAGAGCATAATAAATACTGCGTGTACCCATCCAGCTTACCGCAAATACAAGAACTTCTTTACTCATCAAATATTTAATCCATGACTCGGTTGAAGAATTTAGATCAAGATTAATATACCTCGCTCCAATATTGAGAACAAGCATAACAAAGCCGGCGAAAAATGTGCTAGTATTCAGGTTATGAAAGAAGTTGTGCATCGTTGTTAACACGCGAGAATTCATAATATTATTGGCGGGTGATTGAAGGGTGAAAAAGTTTGTTTTCCCAGAAAATAAATCTGTGAATGATTTCAGTGTGATCGGTGGGATTAGTGGTGAAGAAGCAATAGAACCGGGTGCGCCTCCGACTTGTTTCAGAGGTTGTTGTCCGGCAACAGCAGCGGCTGCGCCTGGAACTTGCATTTTCGACGACGACGACGACGACGACGACGACGACGACCTTCCCCCCCGAATGCGTAAACTACGATTTTTTTTTGACATATGTGGAAATAATAATAACAGATGACTACTATTATTATGATATATTATTTATCAATCATCGGTTCGAAACCGTCCACGAAACGCATTTCGAATTTTACGCATTCCTTGACGCGCCCCCTTCTTGAATTTTTCCCTTATTTTAAACCCTTCTTGATCCATCGGGTTATCAAGTTGTTCTTCTATACTTGTTGGAGCCATGATGGATTCCTGGGCCTTCCACTTACTAAATATCTCTTCAAACATTTTTTTAACGTACTTTAATTTTCGCTGGAATTCGCTCTGGTCCTTGTCATTTTCATCGTCGGATTGATTGTCGTTTTCGTCGTCACTGTCATACGTATCGCGTAAATCATACCCTCCAGCTTTTCCACGATATGTATTCGTTCCATCCTTGACATAAGGTCCATCGGCTTTTTCAGAAATATCCAAATAAACCTGACTTTGTTTATGCGATGTCCCGGCACCTGATGCACCAACAATTTCTTTCGACGACGACGACGACGACGACGGTCGGATTACTGTTGCCTTTTTTGTCTTTGTTTCTTGGCCATTGTCTTCACTTGTCATACTGCTATCTCGAAATGCACCGAATGCTGACGTAGCGACAACGATAAATGCCATCAATATTAAAATTGCAATCGTTCGTAGTTTCATTGGTTTTCAAGTGCCTATATACTTATATTATACTTATATTATACTTATAATAATAATTATGGATACGGCGTTTCACTTCTATCTTTATCAAAATAATAAGTTATTCCATAAAGGTATCGCTGTTCATCCTTGGTGTTATAGTCATTACCATCCAATGGAATACGAAAGATGTTTTTATCACCAGAAATACTAGTCGTATCATCTGCACCGGTTATCGGTGGAAGTGTACCAGTGACGATTGACGACGCACTGGTAACTGCTGTGCTTATTGTATCATAAAGTCTAATTCCTGTTCTCATTTCAAAGTCAATAATATCGTTACTCCTCTGAATCACTGCCAAATACGCCAACATCACGCGTAATTCTTTCACAATGTCTTCACTTATGCCGACATTCGCCATTAATGATGCATTATTATTCGTTTGATCACGCATGATCTTCAGGATTTCATCAATTCGTTTTCTATATCCAAACGCCTTTCCATAAACATCAATTTCGCGTTGTTTTATGTATGATTCACGGTTTGATTCATTTGTGGTCTTCATTAAACTCGCGTATGTTGTCTCACTGGCATTATCACCGATTGTTCCCCCACTCAATGCGCCAATGTTTGATTTTTTGTCATCATTTGAACTTCCATTAATGATCGTTGTACCTTTTCCCAACCCATTTGCCGTAATATCAGATTTAGTGTTAAATAAACCGCCGATGTTAAATCGTGCTAGACATTTTGGTATATCAATTACAGACTGATTGATTTTTGCATATATATCTTTTTTAAATGCACGGAAATCGTTGCGCTTAATCGGGTCATGTACGCAATCATTAAAATAGATGAATCGTTTCAAGCTATCACCAGTACTATTGTTTGCTGTCCAATTTCCTTTGAAATCATATACCGTATAAATTGCACTATTGAATGTTGCAGTACGTGAATCGCCAATCAATTCGTTACTTCCAAACATGGTGATCCCGCCAACTCCACTTCCAATCGAGCATTGTTTACTACTGAAATACTTATCAGTGAAATCACGACTGTCTTCTTCAACGTATTTATTCAATCGTCGATAATCTTTTCCGGAATCATCCCCTTTAATTATTTTCGGAAATTCAAATGAAAATCCTTCGCGTAATAACGGTATGCCGTGGGTTAGTTCATCTTTATCTATGGTACGATGTTGACTCGATGCCTTGGTTTCAAATGAAAATATGTCTTTTAAACTGCTGGAACTGGAAGCAGTCTCGTCTTGAATAAGATATTCAGCACATATCACGACAACGCAAAAAAGTACGAACAAAATATATTGCTGATACACCAATAGTGAAACCAACCCGATAATTATTAAGATTCGCACAATCGCAAATGTAGCGTCGGTATGTATGACATTATGATATACCCATAGAATAATATACTGTAAATAATACTGAAGATCCATTATAGGACTATTCTACTAGTATTATACAATATATAATTCAATACATATAGACGAGTTATTTGATACCATACTACGTATGTGTATATCAATACATATACGTATGTATTGATTTGATAATACAAAGTGAGGGGGGGTCTATGACTAACTTGAGGCCTTCAATTTCTTTGTCATCTCACCAATCGGATCTGACTTGCTTTCATTACCTTCTTTGGTATCACAGTCATCACCTTCACAGTTTTTTAGCCCCTCCTTCTGTTTCTTCTGATCCTCAAGACCTTCTGTGGTCTTCTTCTTCTTAACCTCTTCCTCCTCCTCCGTTCCATCAAAACCCTCGAATCCATAATATCCGCTCATTGATGCAACAATTGCAACAAACACAACTGCAAGTAAACCGGCTGCGGTATGCTTCAATGAGAGAAACACGATGGCTGCGACAAAGATCAGTTTGCCTAAAACGTTATTGTACAAAAACCCGAGAAGGTTGGGTTTAAGGATCATAACGACGATCACCGCCAATAAAACACCTAAAGTGAGTCCTTGATTCAATTTCACCATTTTCGTCTTATATACATAACAAATATATTTTTCGTATATAACCAGGACAATCTTCCCCCGAATTAAAATCTCATTTTTTTATAGGAGAATGACATCTTTAGGTTTTTCGGATTACACCGAAAGTACTAATGATAGTACAAGAAATGGAAATGGAAATTCAAAGATTTATAATCGAAGAAATGGACCTAATAATGGAAATCGAACCCTAAAGATACCACGAAACACAGATACTGCTCCGGAAAGAGGATTATTGCAATCCCCCGATGGCGCAATTTCAGGTATAACAAACGAAAACGGAAATAATAATGGTGTCGTTCAACAAGCGGGTAAAAAAATAAAGCAAATCAAAGATTATATTGAAAATATTCATCGCAAGGGAGGCGAAGATAGCGATGAAGATATCGATGGCGACAACATTTTACCGTCCTACCCTGCTCAAGGTATGGGTGTATATGCCACGAATGTAACACATTCTGGAATCATTCGAGGTGGATCTAGCAATACGCCATCGACAGCCGCAGGTACGGAATCCATTATACGCAAAACAACACAAATGAATTCCCTAAATCCAGGAACTTCTTATTCATCAACTTTGTTGGAAGGAATGGATTCATCTACTATACATTCACCTTACTTTGAGAAACTTACAGGCATCCCTGGTGTAGCAAAGAAAGATGGCGTGGCTGCTGCGTCGGCTCAACGCGACCAGTCAGATTCATTTAGCGGATCTAATGCAAAAACGAGTACATATGCATCACAATACTACGAACAATTTGTTCCTTACGCGGAAACACTGGCGGGTCAACTTGCAAATGGTGGAAGTGCCAGCGGTGCTGCGATATCTGGAACAAATGCCGCTCTCATTGAAAAACTCAATTACATTATTCATATGTTGGAAGATAAGAAGGATGAAAAAACCGGGCATGTCATCGAAGAACTTGTTTTGTATTGCTTTTTAGGCGTATTTATCATATTCATCGTAGATACATTTACGCGCGCAGCTTCCGGCGGTGGTGGTGGCGGTAGCAGTCGTGCAGGTGGTTTCACCATGTTTGGTGGCCGTCGCCTTGCACAAACAGCAATGTATCGTCGCTAAATCAACAGAATATCCTTACAAAGAACCTCTTGATGTATAATGGCATTATATAGAATGTAATACCATTTCTCTTGTGATATAAAATTGGACGATTTTGTTGACGTCATAAGTGTATCGATGATGTGATAATTATGTGCAATCGTATCAATACACACGATCATATCCATCGACAATGAATCTCGATCTCGATGTACAGATGACGCCACAGCGGTAGTTGCCGCGATGAAGCCTCGAACAAAGAGATCATTACTACAAAGTGCTTTATGCCGAATAGACGATTTTAAAAGTAGAATATCCGCGCCAGAACTGGAACCCTCTCTACGTTCATTATCTCTCGTATTCGTATTCGTATTCGTATTCGTATTTATCCGTTTTCCAAATGCGTCATATGTAGGAACTCTAACGGGTGGCAAATATTTAACGACTGCAGTGGATGTCTGAGAGATATGATCATGAAGCGCGGTTATCCTATTTCCACGAGTCTTTTTCGGTTTTGGCTTCTCCTTCATATACCATCTGGTCATTGGTCGTACTTTCATCCATGAAGACTCGAATACATACGCAGCAACAACCCGAACCTGATTTAGTACAAGAATGTAGATCATGTATATCTCGCCTTGAATGAGAGATTGTAACTGGGTAAGTTCATTGAATATACAGTATCGAAAATCTCTCGTACATTCATTGACAAACGTATAAAAAAGGGCAAAGTTCGCAGACGATACGGCAAGAAGTGTCATCCCATCACCGAGAGATGTAGTGGTAAATGGTCGTGGTGTTACTATACCCGAGAATGTATATGTATATACTGTTGTAAATGGAATGACGAATCCAGGGATTTCGTGATATCTATACAAGGTTTGTTCGCCGGCAATCTCTCGACACTTCTGAATATATTCCGTTGTTTCAAGAAGTTCGAGAGATTCACGTTCAATTGTAATATACCAGGCAAGATGATCACATACATAAATCGATACGGACTCATATTGGTTGCCCATATGTGTCCCACTGAAAGAAAGCATGATTCTTGGTGTTAGTACACTGACTCCCTTGATATCACCATTTGTATTCCCCACAAGAACGCCAATGAAAACCGAGAGACCGTGTGTCTCTTGCGAGAGAATATATTCAAATTTATCGGAGGGAATATAAACATCGTCACCTTTATTAGGTAAACAATGCCGTCTACCTGGCATAACAATCTCTCGGCGTGATAAAAATGTAGCGATGCGTTCATACGGCGCATCCGTGATTGATTTACTTCGCTCGCCGCTGCCGCCGCCACCGCCGTATACAATAACGTTTTTATGATCGACAAAGTGCAAAAACGGATAGACAATAGCAAGAGTGTTCCGTCGTTCACCGAGAGATAATCGATTCATAATACTCGTACTCGTACCCGTACCCGTACCCGTACTCGTACTCGTACGTCCATCGCCACTATGCATAAATCGTCGTAGTGTAAATTGGAATGTGATCGGTTGATTATACCAAAATAAGTATTTGAATTTCAATACACAAACACAAATGATGTATAACACACAAACACACGCGATAATATAATGAAAGAAGAATGGTGGCCACTCGACCGATGAAGGGAGTGATAACATTTCACCGACATCGCTGATGACTCTGCCGATTCGGTGGCTCATTCCATTCATTTCATTCATTATATTACAAACATAAAAACCACAGTTCGCCGTTACGCGACCTTCTTCAAAATATACAAGTACTGATATTCATTTAGGACATGGACTAAATCAACCTGTCCAGTTACTGTAAACCCAACCTCTTTTGCGATTTCCAACATCTCTCGATTTGTTGGCATATAATACGTGTGAATATTCTCTCGAACTTTCCCTGTCTTATCATCCGTGATCTTCTCGACAAATTTACCAATATTCTTTTCACCGCTCGTTTTCTTTACACGAGAGGAGGATTTCCCTTTCGTAGGAGGCGGTGCGGTAAAGTCTGATTTGTATTGAAAGCTTCGAAACTTGACGAGAGAATTCGTAATACGTTCCTTCGCGTAAGTCTGAGGATTCACGATAAACAGCGGTTTACCTCCAGGGACAATCGGATCAAAATGATTACGATCGACCAAATGAAGAATGAGATACCCCTCAGGTTTTAACCACTGATAACAATTTCGGAAGAATGTGCGTTTGTCTTTGGCATAATACACTGTAAAATAGAAACATGTAAGTACATTGAATTCCTCTTCACTAAATAACATTGGTTTCATAAAATCACCCTGAATGAATTTCGATGATGGATATAAATCTCTCGCATTCTTTAGCATGGCGACAGATTTGTCGCACCCAATCACGGATTGTACGCCTTTGTGCTTCAATTGATCTACGTGATGTCCACGACCGCACCCGAGATCACATACCTTGAAATTCTTTTTATCATTGTCGTTGCCTTTTAGCGCACCGGTAATATGAATGATTTCATCTACTTCAGCCTCTATTTTATTGGGCTGAATAAATAGTTCATCATAGATATCGGCATAAAAATCATCGTAGATTGTGTCATTCTCGTATACTTTATATTTGTCTCTTTGCTCGAAACCTTCTGCATGAACCGAGAGATCGCGCTTAATAAAACAGAGTAACATTAATAGTATCAGCATAAAAGTTAGTATTTCCCACCGGCTAAGTGATCGAATATAATTTGAAAATGAAGTATAGATTGACATTGCGTGTATTCGTATTCCTACTATTATTTCAATATAAAATATTATTAGCGTTATTCTTGCACGAAAAAAAGAGAAGAAATAGTATCGACATCCCTGCATTCTGTCCGCAATGTCTGACCCAAACGAAATCAACGATATTCGAAGTGAGAGTGATTTTCGCGGTATCACATTTTCGTCTTACAAAAAGACGGATGTGAGAAAAGAGCTATTGAATAGCTTATCCAGTTCTAAAATCGAGCCATCGTGTTATTGGAGCGCAGAGCTTGTGTGTTCCGGTCACTACCTCGAATTGTGGGATATCATTATTACCTTTATAAGCAAATACATTCATTTAGCCAACCCTAAATTACCACTTTATATTGAAATGCGTTACGAGAGCTTCAAAACAATCATATCCAATGGATATATTGGAAATGAACTCCGTCTCAGGAATCATCCAAAGATGCGATCACTTTTCGCAGAAATGGTATGTGTTCTTGCGAACTCTAAGCGTCAGCATAAATACGAGAGTGTAAAAATTAAGAAGAAGGAAGAGTATGATATCGCAACAATGTCACAGCGCCTGAAAGCGCCACGCGTGGATTATGCGCAAGAGTTTTTTCGAGAGAGAGACCCGAAGGAGATTTTTATTGCAATGAACGAATTCGCGTATCATATCTCTCGAGACTCCAAAAATACACTCTTGGCGTGTTATTGGGTAGAATGGATCGTAGAGTTCGAGACAATTTGTAAAGCCAAGAAAGAGACGTGTCGATGTGAACGTCGGTCACATATTCCCGTTGATGATAAGCTCCAATTTGATCCAATTTGGATGATATGGGATATAATTGTGGCTCGGAGTAGTCAAATCGACGAATATTCACCACTTACACAGAAAATCGTGAATAGTCTATTACGGCTGTATTGCATCCGGTTCACTCCAGGTGTCCGCAAAAAACGTCGGTATCTCATTTATTTCGCAATATCACTTCTTACTGCGGAATACGATAGTAAAATAGAAATGATTAATGATCGTCTTGTTATCGAGACGGCAGTTGAGAACATCAATTCTGTATACAAGCAAATCAAACAACACGAGATTAGTCCAGATACGGATTATCTATTTTCATCAGCAGGATATAAAGGCGATAGTGATTTAGAACGTACAATTAAACGCCTGGAGACATTGAATGCAATGAATACGGTCGTAAGAAAGACGAACGATGATGGGGCGGGAGGAGGAAGAGGACCCGGTCCTACTGATTCTCAGAATACGACAGTACCACCACCTCGTAAATATAATCCATATGAATAATGTATGTTATATATAGTATAATGTCACTTCCTACTTTCAAATTCACAAATATTGGCGCACCCACTGGCAACGAAAATGTAAATAGTGGGCTCTCATCCAGATCTAAAATGGATAAAGCTGGTATTTTATCAAGTATCACTGAAAAAGCCCAGAATACATTTAAAGACGTTAAAATGCCGGATATTTCTCTCGATACCGACAGTAGCGCTCTGGATGTAGACTCCGACGACGCAAGTAGTTTCTTCTCGTTTGCAACGTTAATAAAACTGGTTTTGATTATTGTTATTCTATGGTTTATGTGGAGTAGTTTATCCACGAATAGCGACTTTCATTTAGGGATGGGTGAAGTGGGAGATAAACTCAAATCATTTTTTAAAAGCATGGAGGAAAAAGGGCGTGAAGTGGTATCCCTTATCACAAATAAACCGGTGGCGTCGTCAAACAGCGACAGCGACAGCGACAGCGACAGCGACAGCGACAGCAGTGATGAAGGCGAAGACAATAATGGGCCAAAGGTTCCAAAATCAAAGTCCGCCACATCATCGGCACCTCACCATCCACCGGTTCCTCCAGGAATGACAAACAGTTCTGATAAAAAACCTGGATTCATAAATGATGATGGAAAATATACATTTTTAGATAAAGCTGATCGAAACTATTCAGGACCGTCACCTCGCGCAGATGATACTACCAGTGTTACTCAAAAACATCAGTCCGGGAAATCTGGGTATTGTTATATAGGTGAAGATCGCGGTTTTCGAAGCTGTATCAAGGTAGAGGCCGGGGATAAATGTATGTCCGGGCAGGTATTTTCAACGCAAGATATTTGCGTAAATCCTACACTTAGAGAATAATACTCGTTGGCTGACTGGCAGTACCTTCACCAGTCAAACTAAATACAAATTGAATTGTGATTTCGGTGTATTCTTCACTCTGATTTAATATAGTACTACCGTCACTTGCTTTTTGTGGAATCGTAATCGTATGTTGTCCAGTTCCAACGATAGATTGACCCTGATTATTTGTAGTAGTCTGATATAGAGTTTTAGTAAATCCGCGCACATTGATTGTTGTTATTTTATTTTCATCGACCCACGGGTCATTGATAGAAAAGGTTAAATCTGCACTCAATAACACGTTTTCTTTATTATATTCTCCTTTAATACTTATAATTCTCGGTATTTGTGTGATCGACTTAAGTGTTACAATTGACACAAGAGATTCATTACTGGTTAAATATCCGTTGAATGCTTCCATTACGACTGTATATGAACCGGGAATCAATAGTGTCTGCCCTAATATACCAATATCATAATTGAAAGTTGTTCGACTATCTGTAGAAACTATTGCGTATGATATAGTGGTACGTTTGAGCGATGGAGCCGGTTCGGTAACAGTTACGTTATACTGCGTAATCGGGTTACCTCCAGTATCTGGTTTATCCCAACGAATATTAAAATAATTGATTGGAGTAGTAGGCGATATATTCGATAGTACCCCATATTTTGGGGTTAATACTATATTCAACGGTACACTTGGTTTCATTAATGTTCTCGCCGTAATAATAACCGATTCAGGTCCTACACCAATCGAATTCACTGGTTCTATTTTGATATCATATTTGTTCTGGTTTTCTAAGTTACGTAAAATAAATCTACGCTGTTGTGAACCAGCTGGAACAATAATAACATTACTTAAATCAATTATATCTTTTATCCCTGTAAGCGCTGGAACCTTGCGGTAATACAAATTATATTGATAAATAGGTGGCCCATTAAATGACCCAATTGTAGTTCCATTATTCAACGGATCTGACCACTTTAAATCCACCATTAAGTTTTCACGTTCATCGCTCGTTTTCGTAAAGGCGAAATCGCTAATAATAGATGGAACGGAAGAAGTTTTCACGATAATTGTTGCAGGAACACTGGACAATCCGCGTTCATTTCCAGAAAACACAGAAATATAATAAATCGTATTTGCACGAATCTCAACATTATTCAGTATTCGTTCAAATATAACAGTATTTCCATTTATTTCACCTGATATTTGGTTGAATGTTGCAGCGCGTGCTTCCTCGGCAGTTGCTGGTTTATACGGAAACACACTTTTATAAGGTAACCATTTGTTATTATCTTCCGAGTACGTTATAACATAACCAACAATTGGAAACCCACCATTTGAATCAGGAGCATCCCATTCAAGCGTAACTTTGTTATTGATATTATCAAAATTTTTGATACGTAAGTTCGTTGGTTCAGTTAAAATAGTTGCTTGAATATTTGTAGGTACCTGAAGACCCGCCTGATATTGGTATGTTCGCTTATAGTTATATAGATTTATAGAGGGATCCAAACACAATAAGCGTTCTTTTCCAGGAACTCCGCATGCACTCGTAAGACCACATGATAATCGACTATTTGAAGTAGACGGTGGACAAACAAGCGTAGTTATACCTCCGATTGTCTGACTTATATAATTTTGTTCATTTCCGATTTTTCGCATTAATTCCCCGCGTGATGCTTTCGCGTATTTCTGACTCTTCGTCAATCCACCGACATTTTTGCTATACTTAAGAATTTCAGCCTTTCGTCGCATATCATAGACTTCGTCTACTTGTGTCACTGATAGTGGTGCATTTGTATTCGTATTAACTAAATTAGAAGAACGACATTCCGGCTTAAACCGTGTCCAAAAATTACGGTTGTATGGATTGGTATAAAAGAGATTATAATTACAGTTTATAATCGACGGTGTTATATTAAAAATATTCACATCAAAACTCGCGGATTTTGTATTGAAATTTGTTGTTGATGGTTGAGTTATCGTTACAGTAACTACACCGGGACCATTAATGAAAGCTGTATAAGTTGTCCCGGTTTTATCTATTTTTAATATACTATTATCAGACGAACTTATAATAAAGGTTGCATCCGGATCGCTATTATTAGAAACAGGCGGTGTAATAATAAACGATCGTTCGGTTGTCATTTTATTTAAATCAGTTAACCGATACACTGTGGCAGTTGACACTGTATTTGTGGGAGGAGATTGACCTACGAATGTAGGGGTAGATTTGATAATATTTAATCGAATTGTGATCATAGATCCATCTGAATCACCGATTCGTTGGGTTGAGCGTCGATAAATTGCAGTTTCTTCTTGAAGAAATTTAATAGGAATTGGGCTATATGTTCCATCCGCCAATATGGTAACCTTTTTGAATGAGATCTTATTGTTCGTAATTGTAATATTATCATTGCCAAACTGAAAATTACGTGTATCACTGAGATTCAAATAATAAATAATATTATCATAGTCCGGCGTGCCAACATTCACATTTTTACGAGTGGTTGTTGCAAAATCAGAAAAAATAAGTTCGAAAGATGCGTCAAGATATTCACGTGTAATGATCCCATTTGTATCTGCATTTGGTATCGTATATCGTGTAACACCTGAAAATTCTTTTATCGATAATGACGATACCGCCTTTATTATCTTAATCGGGACAAGAATCTTTTTTTCGTTATATATCTCAACTTGATTCTCAATGTATTTTGCCTGTTTTATTTCCATTTGGTAGGTCTGCTCATTTTGTCCATAAACGAACCCATTCGTTGCATTATATACACCATTTATGACAAGCGCATTGCTGTATTCCAGAAGCGTTTTCGATAATTCTATGTCATAATTTTCTTCCCTGGAATTATCAGGAGTACTTGACTGTTGTGGATTTATGCTATAATTGCGGTCAAAACTTACAACGGATATCGCATAATTGTTTGTTGGAAATGAGTATGTGATTTTTGTATACGGATTTGAGGAACCCATATTGATCAAAGGTATTACACCGATAAGCGTTTTGCGCATATTTACAAGTTGAATTGGCACATCTTTTTCACCAGGTTCTTGACCTTCTACTGCATCAAGTGAAGGAAATGTGAACGTACCTTCTTGCATTGTAAACGTGGTCGTATAATCTAACGAGTATACGTTGTCGTTGACATTCACGTTTGCTTGACCGGTATCAATATATACATCACCATACACAGTTTGTCCATTAACAAGAGTAGTGTTTTGTATCAATTGGGGTGTCCATCTCGGCTCTGTCATTTATTATATATTTTTACACGTATATCTGGAGTACTGCTGATATGTAAATGTAAAAAAATATTATCTCATATACCAATTATTCGAAAGATAGTCCAGATTCTTTGCGCTGGATACCTCTTCTCCGGAGTTCGTAATCATCTTCATATTCGGGCCTTCATCCAGAATGCTCTTGATTTTATTCGATCCGATTGAATAATTGAAATACTGAATAGTAGAAATAAGACCTCTAAATTGATCACCGGATTTCGATTCACCAATATAGACGTTTCCGTAATTTTGAAGTGGTATACCAACTGTTTTGCGGCGTTGGGCAAGACGACCATTGATATATAAATCAATCACGTTATTTGTAACACGGATAACAGCATTCACCCATTTCTTCATAGGAATATCAGTTGTAATAAGTTTTTCATGTAAATTATTCCTCTTATCAGAACTGCTATTTTTACCGCTAACATCAACGACGGCTAATAGCGCAATATTAAGACCTTTATCTTTTCTATCCGGGTTCGTAACCGTAATATCATTTGAAACTTTAATATATAACCCTGGTGCATTGTTCGGGTAATATAACCCATCCGTACTTGACTTGGTTCCTTGCCCACCTTTGCTAAATATTCTAGAGTATGTTTCATTCGTTGGGATATCATTAATAAAAAACCACGTGGACCATGTATATTCTAAACCGCCATCTTCATTCATTGACCGAGAAATGAAAATAGACTCCTTTTTTGCTGGGTCCTGTATGATGATTTTTTGGCCACTTACAGTATTATATGTACCGTCTAATACAAATGGCGACAAGGACGGAAGCAAGAGATAAGATACGCCAATGATCGCCAATTTAATTGCAATCGATAATACGATAAATACCATCAAAATAAAGGCGAATTTTGCCACAAGACTATTTGATTCCATGAATTCTTTTAATCCGAACCCACCGCCCCCCGATGAAGAAAGACCTGCGTCGCTTGGTTTTGAAAAACTGGAAGTTATACCGCTTAAAAAACCGCCGCCACCGCCACCACCGGCACCACCGCCACCACCGGCACTGGCGTCAGCACCGCTACTTTCACTCATATTAATTTATAAACCTTGTTTTATATTACTATATATAACGAATAAAAAAACAATATATTCATGGATCATAAATAGATTGTTCAATTCATTTCATTTCATTTCATTTCATTTCATTATGTGCTAACACTTGCCTGTTCTTGGTTATCTACAATGAAGCTTAACTTTACCTTATATTTATTGAGAAGATCGCTCCAAGGGCTGCCACCGAAACCTTGTGAGTAAATATCCCACGCTTCTTGAGGTGCGATCGACTCGGACTTCAACTTAACATTTGTGATAAACCCGACATCATCGTTTATTCGGTTACTATCGCCTAAAATGATAGTAGTTGTTTCGTTTAATCTTGATCCTTGTTTTACAACACATGATTTCACTAACTTACCATCAACGTATACATCCATCGCAGTACCGTTGAAACTAACAATGAGGTTCACCCACTTTTGAAGAGGAAATTCCGATATGTCACAATCCATATCAGTTACAGAAGTTCCAGATCGTGGGAAGATTTGAATCGTATTCGTGCCATCTTTGAACTTGATTAGAAATAATTTATCACTTGTGGTCTTAGAGAATTCGATGACCCTGGTTCCGTCGACCCACTTCTTAATGTAAAACCAAATCGAGATTGCACTATTTGCGACAAAACTACTTGGTAAATTGGACCCTTGTAATGTAGTCGCATTGCCCCATTTTTGCATGGTTCCTAAACTTGTATACGTAGTTGTTAATGCCTTAAAAATGACATATAACAATAGAAGAATTACGATGACTGCGAGAACGAGTTTAGAATTCATTTATATATAATAATTATTCGTATAAATATTATAGATATAATAATACCTCAAGTGGTTACGTCTATCGCGAATATATCGTTGTTGTACCAGTTGACTTCACTTCATCTTCCACAGTAGTATATCCTCCAATCATCGGAGGGTTTTGTGATTTCAACATGTTATAGGTCCAACGTATCTGTTCTTTTGTAAGCGGAAATTTGTGGAACGAGAAATTACAAATACGCCCGTTTAATCCAGTGCCATCAGATGTATCACCAATTGTTATGGGTTTGTATTGGATATCCGGCATAATGAATTTGCTCTCAAATATCAATTTATTATTGAGGAAGAAGTCCATATTTTTTCCATCATAATTTATGACAAAATAGTTCCATCTCTGAAGAGGTATGTCCGAGTCTAACTCTTCACCTTCTAATGCCATTTGCACCTTTCGTTTCTTTTCTTGGGAAGATCCTTCTGCTATAACCACCGCATTATAATTGGTTCTTGAATTATAGATTTCTTCGGTCTTCGACATAATATTAGATGTACTGAGTGTGTTACAGTAAAGCTTCAGTTCATTTTTGGATGCGTTATATGTCATTTTTGGAACATCTCCGAAATTGAATATTTCTAAATCACTTGATTTGCTTGTGATATTATTGTTCAAGAAAAACCACCCAGAAATAGCATAATTGTATCTCTTTTTCTCTTCTGCGGGACAATTCGCGTCATTGTCTTCTTTCGTACGGCCAATACCTGTGTTGTGGTAAATGAAAATCTCCTTACTTTGCGTGGTGAGATTTGTATCGTACTTCTTGTTGATAGATATAGGAGTTTTGACCATTTGTGACGATGAAGCACCGATATAATTGAGCAAGTAAGGTCCACCATATAAGATGGCGATAAGCAGTATTTCAATGGCCACGATAATCCAGATTGTACTACTTGTATCGCCTACGGTACCTTGAAACCCTTGGATGAGATCTAAGAAGAGACATGGAATATAAATAATACATGCCCATAAGAATTTCAATAGTTTCACGCCGAGAATCGATTTTGTAAGATGGAAGATGAACATAATCACGATGACCGCGATCATGGCTCCATGTTGTTTGTAATACGCAAGAATACATAATACAATTAAAAATACGGTATTCACGATAAAACGTATATTAAATAAAAGATTTGTTATTGGTGCAAGTTGCGGTTTTTTATCTTCGGAGTCACCTGGTGTAGATGGTAACTTATTATCTATGAATTCTAAGATGTAATGAAAGAATAATATTAAGATTCCTAAAACCGTCATTCCAGTCACTGACATATGATATTTGGCATCTTTATCATCCTTATCTTTATCTTTCTCATCCTTTTCTTTATCGTATATCCATACGATCACCATCAATACAATATAAATGATGTGGGTCATTCCGAATGTAAGTTGTCGCATTGGACTATTTGAGTCTTCCGGTTTTAGGTCATTGAATATATAATCTTCGGGTGTCTTTGAGTTTACCGTCTTGAATTTCTCTCGGAGATAGGCAACCAGACCGGCAATACCAATGATTGCAATAAACGTGTATATTGCGTATGCTTTTGGCGTGGAAAAGTCATCCGTAAAACTGGTTGTTTCATCTGCAGGTGTTTTATTCTCTGAACTAAATTTGTATACCGTATAAATAAGTATCAAAATCATAACGACAAATGTGATGACGATAAAAATAACTTTAATGAGCTTTCCGACGGCATTTACCTTTGTTTGATCGACGGACTCTGATTTTGATTCTGATGGGGGTGATGGGGCGGACTGTTGTGGGTCATCGAATGGGAGACGTCCTTCGGCCGCGAGCAACGCAGCATTGGCCGGGTCTAATTCTTCGCTGGCTGGATTTCCCACATTAGCATCTTGTGTTTTTTTATTCGGAACTACATCCTTCGGTAATAAAATATTACCAAGACCAAACAAACGAAGATCCGTTCCTCGATCTTGGCTTTCATCACCAGTACTGGCAGCCTTCCATTTTGTAAAGTTCCATTTTGACATTTCATTTCTGAAATTCTCTTCCCATTCAGTTTTATTAAAGAGCTTTCCAATGAAAAGCGGAAACAAGTATATTACAAGTTTGAATATGGATACCAAAAATAATGGAACCAAATAAACAGACGTGAATAAAAGTCGTAATACACGAATTATAGCATTATCCTTCTCAAATTCTTCATGAGGAACTCCTCCTGGAATATGAAAAAATGTGGCGAAACAACATAACGCAAGAATGCAAATAAATACAAGATACGCCCAGTATTGTTTAGCCCTTTCGTTAGTATCGTAGTCTTTGGAAATATCGTACCATATAGGAGACAAACCAACTATAAGTACTACTATACAACCCACAAACGCTGAAAGGTAATTCTTCCAATTCGTTTCCTCTCGATCTTTATACTGCCATACCTGAATCGAATCAACAAATTTCGTCATTACATCTAATCCGCCGACACTTTGTTCACGAACCATGGGTAATACCAATATGGCGCAAAGAAAGAGACCCACAATAAATACAATAAAAAATGTATCAAGCAACTCTTTTACTTTCGGAAACATATCTCCGCGAAACGACTTTGCAATCCATTCCATCGTTGCTTCCGATGTGGTTACTTTTGTAAACACGATAGATATGCACGTGATAACAAGAATGATTGTCAGAAATGGAATCCAACGCGACAATTTCGCAAGTTTTACCGCGAATCTACTGAAATTGACTTCAGCGTCCTCTTCTCCATCATCATTCGTTTCCAGAATATTTGCCCAGTCATCCGAGTTCATTTTCTCGATATTTGCGGGATTGTTATTCAATTTACTATCCAATTTCGCATTTTTTACATATTGATTTTCGTCACTACACTCTCCCACTAAAATATCCTTTATTTTGACAGGTAATCTCATACATTCTACAATTTTCATTTTTGCAGTGTAAAGTATCCAGATACCTATTGTAATGAACAATGCAAAAAGGAGCAATATATTATTTACGCTCTTGATAGCTGTTTCATTACTTGAGTTGAGTTTATCTATCCGTATTTTCATTTCATCCTTAATTCTTTTCGGTGTGACATCTTGAGGATTACCGGATTCTTGTAATTCCTTTGTAACTTCATCTTTTACTTGTTGATAATAAGCATTTCCGTTATTTTCGTCATCTTCCGTTAAATTGAAATTGGAATTCGCGTTTAAACTCACAAAATTCCAAATAATGACTCCAATAATTCCAAATGTTGTTATCAAGCCTGACATTTTGAATATATTAAATGTACTAATCTTACCTAATGCGATTAACAAGGCAATTCCTGCAAGGGTCATATATACTATTCCATGGGCGACAACCATATTGTTTTCGTAGTCCCCGCTTCCAATCCATTTTTTATAAATTGCGATGAAAATCAGTCCTATCACAAATAGCAATACGAATGGAGCAAATCTACCAAGGTAGGCAATAACCACATTTGTATCTTCTTCAGGATGAAAAAAATTGTATCGATACATCATATACAAAGAAGCCAACAGGGCGATAACTTGTAATACTAAACCTGTATTTAATACCGCATTTGCAACTGATAATGAATCATTTACGTTCTCTGTTTCTGTATTAGCTGATCGAACTACAAAATAAATACCTATTACGGCGGATATAAACCCTCCAAATAGTTTACCCATTGTAGAGAATGGACTATCGGATGATGCCGCATCTCCTTTAAATGCCTTCCATATTAAAGATATGAGTATAATACCACTGACACCAAGTAATACGTATCCAGTAACTTTTAATACGTCTGTTTTAGTAGATATACTCTGACCGATTATTGTATAACTGGTTAAACCCAGAATTAAACCGATACCCAATACCAATACAACAACACCAATAATACTTGCAATGATCAACTTTGATAGTTCGGGTTTGGTATCTCCTGCTGGTTTTGGAAAAAATGGGTCATTGCCTGTTCCGTGAGCTTTTTTCCAACCCAAATAAGAATAAATATCGCCGGAATATAACCATATTGCAAATAGAACACTTGTTATCAATAATATAAATGTTTCAATATGTTTGGTGAAGATTTCCCATGTAAAAAATCCAACCAAAACTATTACTGAAATAATAATTAATGGTAATAAATCTATTAATTTTGATACGGATGATGGAGTTGAAACATCCATTTATAATAACAACTATACCCAGTTATAATTATAAGATATAATAATGCGAATAAGAGTACGCTGTATGTCCATCTTCGGAATTATAAGAACGACATTGCTGTTTTTTTTCCATGACAATCCCGGCATAATGCCACTAAATTATCTACATGGTTAGATCCGCCATGTTCTAAAGCTATCACATGATCCACCTCAAACCATGCGGGTAATTGACGCTGACAGTCACCGCATTTCCATCCTTGTTGTGCTGCAACATATTTCTTCTTGGTTTCGCTTACACTGCGTTTACTTGATCCTTTGCCAGAGTTAAGGACGCGTCTTTCAGCTGCACTCATTCCTCCGTGTGTTCCGCCCCCTAACGACGGCTGTGCGACATGTGGTGCTTTATTGACCCCCATCGCGCTCATCATCGCACCGCCCATCGCACCGCCCATCGCGCCGCCCATCGCGCCGCCGTTGTTGGGTGGCTGACCCCCTGTCATATCGAAAAACGGAGTTATCATATCTGCTGTCCCCTTACTTATCGGCATGTACTTAATAATATCGTTGGCATGATATAACAATTGCCTAGAGTTTTCGGGATTACGTCGCAAGAA